CTCACCAATGCAGTCTACTCTCCCTGCCAATCCAAGATACTCAGAGAACAGAGTACGTTCGATGGCATGGATATTATTTATCTTATCAAGTTCTTCTTTCGCATGATGAAACATGAACTGGGTAGCAGGACGAAATTCGTTCCAGTCCAGTTCAAGATTCATCAGATATGCTTGGGCAGCCTCATGGAAATCTGTACCACGCGCTGTTGCCTTCTTCGTAATTCGATTAGCTTCCTCTTCTCCAACTCGCTTTCGCCAGTTGATAAAAATCTGGCGGTTATAGAAAGAAGTGACAGAAGTAATAGAAGGCACCCAATCCCCATTTGGGACTTGATAAAGTCTACATCCAGGAGTTTCTTTTTTGTTGAGTTCAATGTCACCGAGATAATTATGATGAATAAAGTTCATTAGATGTTCAAGGCAATTTTGTTCATGAGATATTCTTTGACCAATCCAGAACGAACAATGTCCTCGATACCAAATTCAATGAGTGAGAACGATGGCATGTTCCTGATGATTCTAAGGAAATCAAGAACACCATTTCTTTCATATGATTTGGTCAAGTCACTTTGACTCGCATCACCACAGAACATAATCTTAGAGTTCTCACCAACACGAGTGATAATAGAATCAAGTTCGTGAAAGTTCAAGTTCTGTGCTTCATCGACGATGACAATCGTGTCATCCAGTGTGGTGCCACGAATGAAACTCGTAGACCAGAAAGAGATAGTCTCCTGAGTTTTGAGGTTGGCATACAGCATCTCAAAGTCAGCGTCTGTAGGCATCTCAAACATATACTTTACCATATTCTTGTAAGGAATCTGGTAAAGAGCAGACTTATCCTCATGGTCTCCAGGGAGGAAACCAATCTCCCTGGTAGAAACAAGTGACCTAACAATGTAGATCTTCTTGTATGGAGTATTCTCATCGAGAACTTCTTTCAAAGCATTGTAGAGAACAATGAATGTTTTTCCTGTTCCTGCAGCACCATAATCAAAGAGGTTTTTACCTTTCTTATACTCGTCGAATAACGTTTCCTGATTGGGTGTTAAAGGACTGATGTCGCAAAGAAAATCATTATTGATCGGTTTCTTTCTCTTCATCTGCTTAGCAGTAAGACCGACTCCGATCGGATCATCCTTCTTTCTTCTTGGCATAGTTAGCTGTAGTCTCGGTTTTTGCGAACGGTAGAACCAGGTTGTCTAGATGCTCTATCTAGAACCTCATTCCAACCATTGGAGTTGGCTTCTCCTCTCCATCCACTTACCTCTTGTGCTCCAGCACAACCCTGTGACCAGTCTTTATCCCAGTCTGGGTTCTGCTCTTTCCACTCAGAGTAAGCTTTCATGGTCATGTAGAGAGTCTGTGTCTCTCCAGTCTTTAAGTTCTTAACAGGATAGGTAGGCATAATAAATCTCTGGATTTTATTATTTAGAGTTTGATCCAACGAGGATTGTCAAGAGTCCACTGAACGACCTCTCTGACTCGTTCCTCAATAGGTTTTGGTTCCCATCCCATCTGTTTCATTTTCTCACCAGACAAAGCATAGCGAAGATCATGACCAGGACGTGCTGAATGGAAGTCAACCAATTCATACTTAAGATCTTTATCCTGTGCAAGAGCAATCATCTGTGCCAACTCAAGGTTGTTCAGTTCTCTTGCGCCAACGATGTTGAACTTAGGACACTTAGCACCACCCCAGTTTGTTTCCTCAATCGTAGGTTGCTTCAGAAGGAACAGCAAGGCGTCTGAAACATCCTCAGCATGAATATAGTGGCGTGACCCAGGAATCGTCTTTGTAGGGTCACTGTGGATGGTGATAGTCTCACCATCACGCACACGTTTGATGCACATGGGAATGTACTTCTCTGGATGCTGACGCTGACCAAAGACGTTCATCGTGTGGGTGATGTAGATTGGCATATTATAGGTGTTCTGGAATGCCACTGCCAGTTCCTCACCACCTGCCTTACTAGCACTGTAAGGATTGGTGGAGTTGTAACGATCATTCTCTTCATAGAGAATGCCGTCAGGTGCAGGACCAAACACCTCATCGGTTCCGAAGTATACGAACCTCTCAAGGTGATCCAGTCCACGAGCATAGTCAAGGATGTTGCAGGTAGCAACAACGTTATCCATCACGAACTCCAGAGGGAATTCGATACTGCGATCCACATGTGAACCAGCAGCAAGATGAAGGACGTAATCAACCTTACCAATGTCAGCAGCAATCAACGGATTCACTGCTGCCTTCAGATCATGATAGACAACTTTGACACGGGCACGATCAGCAGGAGAAAAATCCTGCAGAACATCGTGCAGACGGTTCAAGTTACCGCTGAAATCTAGTCTATCAAGTGTAACAACTTCCCAGTCAGTGTTCTTTATAATCTGGGATACAAGGTGGTGGGCAATAAAACCAGCACCACCAGTAATAAGAGCTCGCTTACTCATTCTTTCTCCTTTTTGTTAAATCCAAACGGCGCAAGTGTTTCTTCCACCTTTAGTTTCATAGCGACTGTTCCAACTGCCTCCATAACTTTGAGAATCTGCTCAGGTTTGGCATCCTCTCCAAGTTCTTTAGCAACATACCAATACTTTGGCCAGAACTCTTCTCCTGCTTTTTGATAATCTTCTAATGTTAATGTTTTCATAACCATCCAAGTGCTTCAGATACTGTAGGAAATTTATCACAGAAGATTCTCTTACATCCTTCTGCGATTTCCATATGTTCTTTTTGTGTTCCATTGGCGGAACGCAATTGTATATAGTGAATCCAAGAGCGACAGGATCCACTCATGTAGATTCTAGTGGGCGTTGCGAGAGGCATCACCATTCTAGCACATTCCTTTGCGACTTCATTGGTAAGAAGTTCTTCATAGAGAGATTGTGCCTCACGAAAATGTTCTTGAATCTTGAACAAAAGTCTTGATGAGATCAACGGATCCAGATCATCAATAGAATTCTGTCGATTCTTGGTGTCCTGACGACGAAGTTCGGGGAGTGGAATCTGTTTCTCCAACAGAGTCGTCGCAGCATACCGCTGGGAAAACTCTTGATATGTGAACGAACGGTGCCTCAAAATTTGAGCCGCGATTGCCCTTGAAGTTTCAATTTCAAGTGTCATAAAAGACTGCTCAAACACAGACCAGTGATCATGCTTGATACAATACTTCAGGAGTCCAGCATAGTTTGGATTCTCCTGATTGTTTGGATTCGATACACGGGCAACATATGCCATCGTGGTCTCCGCGTCGGGAGTAACTGATACAAGTTTAACTGTCTGCATAGTATGCCAAATAATACTTTACGATTCCTGAGGTGGTCAGATTTCCTTGAGATACCCAGTCATGAATACATTCATAGATGGATTGGCAGGAGTATTTTGGGGTGCCATCAGAACCAAGTTCCGACCCAAATTTTTTAAGGAGGATGATCAATCCTTGTCTTCTTACACTCATGCGTTCTTCTGAGTAACGCCAATCAGTCGGGGTAGCCATCGTCGTCGTTAAAAACTTCATCGTAGTCTGTGATATATGGAGCAATCTGCTCATAATCATGTTTGTATGCGTCAACGTCGGAGTAAATCTCTGACTTCAGACACTCGACCAGAGACTCTAAGTTTTTTACAATCAACTTAAGTTTTTCTTTGTCCATAGGAATAGTCTTTTACTCAGTAATTATACAAACAAAAGGGGAGGTCGTCAAGACCTCCCCTAGAAACGTTATGGATCGACTAGTAGCGACCTACATATTTTTTTACAACTTGCCTGATCCTCGTCACACTCTATCAGACAATCGAAATAGTCGTTGATTACATCGCTCTGTTCGTCGCATTTATCCAGCGTTCGTTCAAGATTGAAAACTGACTGCCTCCAACCAGCTAGTTGATTAAAAGAAATTAAGTTGTGCATAATACCTCCATGGCATAGAAAACATAATCAGTGGAGGGGGTTTTGGATCATCCTGATTACCTCTTAATTCTACCACTATTTATATGTCAGGGTATCAAAATATACTAAACACGCAAAGAAAATTTATGCCTATAAAAAAAGAGAGGGTTAGAACCCTCTCTGTCTCAAACCTTATGGAGAATCAGAAGTTCCCCATAGATCATTCCGATGAAAGCAACACATGCCAAGGACGTGAGTCCAACTACCTGTAGTGCTAACATGACGATCACTTAGTGTAGGAGTGACCGCGATAGCAGAAGGTGCCGTGAACTTCGTCTACACCTTGCTGACACTCATAGCGGACTCCGCGATAAGATGTCATAGCAATTTGTGCGTCATGAAGTGCAGCAGCCTTTTGGATCTGCTTCTTGATGATAGTAAGTGTGTTCATTTGTTTTCTCCTGAAGTGGGTGGTTTTTCTCCTTTAACCCCGAAGGGTGATCCGAGTTTCCCGTTCCTTCAGTCGTTTGCGCCCCAATAGCATTCTGGTACAGATTCCTTTACGGTTTCTACCAGTTCTATTTTGATCTGTGGTTCCAAATTCTCATGCTTCTTGATCCGAAAGATCAAAGCATCAGCATCTGGACAGGCCATCGTTGAATACAGTAATAATTCAAACATGGGGTGAACGCTCCGTTCCGCGACTTACTTGCGTCCTAGGTAAACGTACCGTCGCAATGACCAGTAACTTTAGATTTGAAATATTGTATGAGTTGGTACTTCGATCTTTGATCGATGTCTTCTCTCATCGCTGTTTCAACTCTGAGTTGTAAGAACCTTTCACAAGACATGTGCCACCCATAAGGTGACGGATCGTGATGGGCTAAGGTCAGTGCCAGCAGCAGTGATACCATTGGATGAACGTGGGTCTAGTATAGACCCTATGTTTTATTTATGTCAATCCCTCGGTACTACCGAACTCGTCTACGAGATTCTTGATCGTAGTTTCCGTACCATCTAAGGTTTTAATCTCATAGAGAGGCGAGCGCATATACTTCTTCAGTTTTCTGTACTGCTTTGCTACCTCTGTTACAGCATCAACATTAACGTTGATTTTTGCTTTACCATCCCCTTGGGGATTATTGAATCCTACACTCATTTTTTCTTTGACTTTGTTTTGTTTGACTCACCCCATAGTTTGGGATTTCTCGTGCCATGCGTCCACCCCATGCTCTTTACCACATTACCAAAAGAGTCATAATAAGCATCGAAGATATCACTGGAAGGTCCCATGACGATATCATACCAATGCTCATCTTCCTGGTGGAGTGTCACCAGATAAGAATTTGATGGAAGAGACTTATCTTCCGCAGCCTCAGGGTCACAGTTCGCATGGACTACTGTGACCCCGTACTTAGATCTGAAGAGTTTTACATCTTCTGTTGATAGTGTCATCAACCGCGATTCCCCCATTGAATTTCTGGGAACGCTTGTGACACTACAGTCTTAGTAATTTTATACTTACTTTGTAGTTCTTTATCCTTACACAGGACAAGAATATGTGCCTCTTCAGGATGAAGGGTCTCTAGCATTTGAATGAAAATGGTTTCTCTTCTGGTCTTGGACAGACTATCATTACCACCCTTCACAAAATTGTAGAAGTTTCTACTCTCTTGGCGGATAGAAGTGTGCTCTGTTCCAGCAGGTGCCTCATTGGGTTTGTATGGAACAGAACCTTCAGGAAGCATGGAGATCACACTCTCATCAAAGTTCCAGATCAATGTGACCATCAATGCGTCAGACTTGTACTTCTGAAGAACCTCTACTTTTTTAGCAATGGTTCTTTGCTTAGAAGCAAGTTCTAAAATTTCAGAGATGAACGGATTGGGTGGCAGTTCATTCTTCTTCGTCTTCGTTGTTGCCATAATACTCTTCTGGGTTTTCAAATCTTACTGCAAATACTGTATCGGGGATCACATTACCCTGTTCATCATACATTTCTGGATGTAGATTGTCGGGATGATAGGGAGTGGTCTTGACAACATGTTCTTTTGCCAACCATCCTATCACTGCGCCCACGAATAATGCCATTATACTAACGAACGACATTACTGTCAAGGTAAGAGCTTGCATCTTCTTTTCTCCTTTATTACTTTTGTTTCCTTACATCGAAGGATAGATCAAAGTAGATGTGAAACTCTCTTTTGAAGAGAGAAACCATCTTTCCAAAACTTACTTGAAATGATTTCGGTTCCTCCCGTTTAGTTTTCTTTCGGAGCATCAGCTCCACACCTCTATTTATCGGCAGTTTTTCTCTTTCGCCCTGGTTTGCGGTCTTTTTCATACTGCCATGTCTCCTGCAAAATTGAGTGAAAATACTCCATAATCTTTCTGGCTTTTGGTTTGCCAAGATGACCATACCCCTCACGAATTTGTTTGTGGGTGGCGTCTTGACCACCTTCCAGGTAGGTCTCCAGTTCAGAAATAGTGGTGCTTAGACTTGTAGCGGTTGAACCTTCTAAGAATTCTATGACTTCCGTTCTCTTTGCAGAGTTGGATTTTAAATAATCATACATCTTAAATGTCATCACGTCCTTCACCATAGCATCATCAATTACTTGTTCAACCATGAGAGAAAGATCGTTATAGTCCATTACTCTTCTGTCTTTGGTAAATGCTTCTGCTCTCTCACAAACTGAATAGTTTCGGTGCATCCTCCAATAGGATTGTCATTGAAAGTTACCTGAGGGAAGGAGCTTCCCTCCCCATACTCAGCAATAAATGATTCTCTAGTAAAGTCCCTATCCAACTTATAGACGACATGCTTCAGTTCCAGAAACTGAAGCAGATTCGACACCTTGTCGCAATATGGACAACCATCTTTGGAATAAACAACAAACATAATGTTATCGCTACTGTTTTTATATATCAAATAGAAGATGTTGCCTCGTCCCAGTCTTTCTGGAATCGTGCCAGACCATCGTCAGTCATGACATGGTTATACATCTTCCAGAATACAGCAGGGGGCATGGTAACTACATCAGCACCATACAAGAAGCAGCGTGAGACATGGTGACAGTCTCTCAGAGACGCGGCAAGGACCTGTGTAGGCATCTGATGGGCACGGAGCACACCAGCGATAGCACGGACCAGTTCCACACCGCTGAAGGAGTTGTCATTACAACGTCCAACGAAAGGTGAGATGTATGTGGCACCTGCCTTTGATGCCATGATTGCCTGTGCTGCTGAGAATACTAGCGTGACATTAGTCTTGATGCCAGCACCACTCAACACTTTACAAGCTTTGAGACCCTCGACAGTGCAGGGAACTTTGATGGTCACAGAGTCTCCCATAGAGATGTACTGCTGTGCTTGAGCAATCATCTC